TAATAAGACCTATCTCTCACCACTTTCATATGGTAATCGTGACCCCATCGCGGAGTTCGCGGATGCCCTTAAGTCTGACCAGACGCGTGACCCGAAGGAGCGCTATGCTGAGGCTCGTCCGTTCATGCCGAAGCTCCGTACCTATATCCCTGTCATCGTTCGTGGTGAAGAGGATAAGGGTGTTCGGTTCTATTCGTTCGGTAAGACGGTTTATCAGGAACTTCTCTCCTACATCTCTGACCCCGATTACGGCGATATCACCGATGCCAAGACTGGTCGTGACATTGTAGTTGAGTATATCCCGAAGGAGAAGAGCGATACGAATTTCGCCAAGACTTCGGTGAAGGTCAAGCCGTCACAGACTCCGCTCTCGACTGATGCAGAGACGATGAAGGTATGGCTTTCAACTCAGCCCGATATCAAGGAACTCTATTCTGAACCAACCTATAACGAACTTAAGGTCGTACTTGAAAAGTATCTTGACCCTGATAATTCTGTAATTCAACCTGCCCGTGAGGCAGACACTCCTAAGACTGTAACGGAAACCGTTGCTGCTCCGAAGGAGAACGTTAAGAACGCAGTTGATGCGTTCGACGAATTGTTCAACGATTAATTAACCAGAAACACGTTGTAGTATTGGGTAGCTAACACCTACCCAATACTCGGCGTGTTTTGTTACATATAAGGAATCATATGGCAAAAGAAACAAAGTCACCAAAGAAAGCAGTACCATCTGCAGACAGAGATGAATTAGCACAAGTTATCGCAGATAGTTTGAATAAGTTGTACAAGGATGGACAAGTTGCATACTTCCTTGACGGTGAGGAAGAAACTCCTACGGATTTGACTGATTTCATTTCTACAGGAAATACAATGTTGGATATCGCAATCAGTAATCGTCCGTATGGTGGAATCGCCGCTGGTCGTATTACGGAACTGACGGGATTGGAAGCATCGGGTAAGTCACTTGTTGGTGCGTCACTTATCGCAACCACACAGAAGCGTGGTGGTGTTGCAGTTCTGATTGATACCGAAAATGCGGTCAATGATGAATTCTTCTCAGCAGTTGGTGTAGATATGAAGAAGTTGGTTTATGTCCAACACGATACCGTTGAAGATATCTTTGATTCTATCGTCAACATCATTGAGAAGGTTCGTGCATCTGCGAAGAAAGATAAGTTGGTCACGATTGTGGTTGACTCTGTTGCCGCCGCTTCCACTAAGACAGAAATGGCAGCAGACTTCAATAAGGATGGTTACGCAACTGCGAAGTCCATCATTATCAGTAAGGCAATGAGAAAGATTACCAATCTTCTTGGTCGTGAGAAGATTGCACTCGTATTCACCAACCAACTCCGTTTGAAGATGAACGCTCCTGCGTTCTCTGACCCATACACTACGTCTGGTGGTAAGGCAATCGGATTCCACGCTTCAACTCGTATCCGTCTGTCACAAGTCGGTAAGTTGAAGGATTCGGCTGGAAATATTATTGGTATCACCACGAAGGCGGTTATCACCAAGAATCGTTTGGGTCCGCCGTATCGTGAAGCTGAATTCAACATTTACTTCAATCGTGGTATTGATGACTACAGCAGTTGGTTGGATGTGTTGAAGGAGAACGGCATCGTCAAGCAATCTGGTGCATGGTATTCCTATGAGGACGAGAAGTTCCAATCAAAGGAATTTCCAGCCTTCCTCGAAGCCGACCAAGAACGTAAGAGTACGTTGTATGACAAGATTTGTGAAGCACTTATTATGAAGTATGAGAAGGACTTCGACCCATCTGCGGTTAACAAGGAAGCTGCAGAGGATGAGGACGAAGTATCACCATCCAAAAAGCAACTACTAAATGACTGATTTATTGAAGGTGTTTGATAGTATGCAGTTTGACAATAAGGACATTGGGTATAATTCCCGTGTCCTTATTGTTGACGCACTCAACACATTTATGCGGAGTTATGCCGCTATTCCCACATTAGATGAAGATGGTAATCATATTGGGGGAATGGCTGGATTTATGAAATCTTTGGGGTTTGCTATTCGTAGTTTCAAACCTACCAGAGTCGTACTCGTATTTGATGGAAAGGGTGGGTCACAACGTAGACGGAAGATTTATAAAGAATATAAGGCAAATCGGAAACCACCGACTCGTCTGAATCGTTCCTATGATATGACTACGGATGAACAAGAACGGGAGAATATGAAGTGGCAGTTGGTGTCACTTGTAGAAATGGTGGAATGTTTACCAGTTTCTATTCTTGCGTTGGACAATATCGAAGCAGACGATACTATCGCATACTTCTCAGAGTTGGTCACCAAGAATGGTGGTACCAGTATCATTTATTCTACGGATAAAGATTTCTTACAGATGGTAAGTGATAGCGTTAAGCTATACAATCCAGTCAAGAAGAAAACATTTGATATAGATATTGTAATGGAAACATATGGTGTTCACCCATCCAACTTTGTATTCTATCGTTCATTACTTGGTGACAAGAGTGACAATATTGATGGAATCAAGGGTGCTGGTGAGAAAACTGTATTAAAGTATATTCCAGAATTGGCTGACCCAAATATTGAGGTCAATTTGGATTTAATTGAACAGAAATATGCTGATATTAAAAAGAAGCCAAAGCTGGTAGAAAATATACTGGATAATACCAGTATAGTAAATAGAAATTTGCAATTAATGAATTTGCACGATGTGGATATTAATATTGATGCAAAGATGAAAATATTACATAAATACGAAGAAGGATGCCCTCCAATTCGGAAGTCGGACTTGACAAGACTGATGTTTCGTACTAATATTATTAGTAGTATTCAGAATTATGATGAATGGATAACATTTACTTTTACGCCTTTAGCGAGATATCATGGTAGACCATAAGAATTACGACAAGAATGTAGATACGTTGGCAAAATTCGGACCTAGTTTCCAAGCGAAAGCTGTGGCGGCTATGTTGAACTCTCCTGATTTCCTTGCTCAATCCTATGACGTTATCAATCCAAACTTCTTTGAGTTGGATGCGAATCAGTGGATTGTTGCGACTACGTTAGAATATTTTGACGAGTATAAGACATTACCTACGTTGGAAGTATTCAAGGTGGAGATGAACAAGGATGTCAAGGACGATACGTTACGTACTGGTATCGTGGAATCGCTTCGTAGTATCTTCCAAAAGATGAACGATAACGATTTGGATTATGTTCAAGATAGTTTCCTTGATTTCGCTAAGAATCAAACCTTAAAGTCTGCCATCATTAAGTCGGTGGACCTTCTGCAGATTGGTCAATATGGTGAAATCAAAGTTCTTGTTGATAATGCTCTTCGGAGTGGTCAACCCAAGACTGTTGGTCACGATTGGAAAAAGGATTTCGAGAAACGATTATTGAAGGACGCCCGTGATACGATTCCGACTGGATGGGATGCTCTTGATTCCCTTATCGGTGGTGGATTGGCTGGTGGTGAACTTGGAGTCGTTATCGCTCCGTCTGGTGTCGGTAAGAGTTGGGCACTCGCAACAATTGGTGCGAATGCATTGAGGCAAGGTAAAAAGGTTGTTCATTATACCTTGGAATTGAATGAAAATTATGTGGGACTTCGGTACGATACGATTTATACTGGTATTGAGCCTGGAAAGATTCCAGAGAATCCTGAATTGATTAAGGATTTGGTGGAAACGATTAAGGGTGAAATTATCATTAAGTATTATCCCGCTCGTACTATTACATCTCATACGATTCAGGCTCACGTTCAACAGATGGCATCGTTGGGATTCAAGCCAGACCTCATCATCGTTGATTATGCAGATTTGATGAGTGCGAACGCCAGAACCGATGCACGATATCAAGAGTTGGGTGCAGTTTATGAAGAACTTCGTGGATTGGCTGGTGAATTGCAGGTTCCGATTTGGACGGCTTCACAGACTCAGAGAAGTGCGTTACAAGACGAAGTGATTCAGGCGGACAAGATTGCAGAATCGTATTCCAAGATTATGACAGCCGACTTGGTACTCTCAATCTCTCGGAAACTAGAGGACAAGGTTCATAAGACGGGTCGCGCTCATATCATCAAGAACCGATTTGGTGGAGATGGTCAAACGTTCCCGATGATTATTGACGCAAGTGTAGGTAAGATAGAGATTTACGACGAATCCTCCGCAAAGGGGATTATGTTGAAGAAGCAGATGGAAAATGGTGAAACGGTTACGAAACAAAACCTCGCAAAGAAACTATTAGAGATGGATTTGGATTAAAAAATATCGTTGGGTAATCACCGATTTTTTCACGTAACACAGTAGTATTTATTTAACCCCAAACCCCTAACGATTTTGGAGTAAGAAGTATGCAACTAGAGTCAAAGATATTGTCAGAAATTACAACGTTTATGAAATATGCGAAGTATCTTCCAAAGAAGCAACGCCGTGAAACGTGGAAGGAACTCGTAGATAGAAATAAAGCAATGCATTTAGAGAAGTTCCCAAAGTTAGAAAAAGAAATTGAAGCAGCATACGAATTTGTGTATGATAAGAAGATACTTCCATCCATGCGGTCACTCCAATTCGCAGGGAAGCCAATTCAAATCAATAATGCACGTTTGTACAATTGCTGTTTCCTTCCAATCAATCACACAGACGCATTTAGTGAAGTGATGTTCCTTCTTCTTTCTGGAACGGGTGTGGGTTATTCCGTACAGAAGAATCATATTGAACAACTTCCACCAATCAACAAGCCAGTCAAGTCACGCCGTTATCTCGTCGGTGACAGTATTGAAGGTTGGGCAGATGCGGTCAAGATGCTCGTAGAAGCATATATGAAGGGGAAGGCATTACCAGTTTATGATTTCTCAGATGTTCGTCCAAAGGGTGCATTATTACTCACCTCTGGTGGTAAGGCACCTGGTCCAGAACCACTCAAGGATGCACTTCACAACATCCAAAAGATTTTCGACCGTAAGCAAAATGGTCAACAACTTACCACACTCGAAGTGCACGATATTCTGTGCTTCATCGCTGATGCAGTTCTTTCTGGTGGCATTCGTCGTTCCGCAATGATTTCATTGTTTGATTTGGATGACGATGATATGTTGACCTGTAAGTTCGGCAACTGGTGGGAAACCAATCCACAGCGTGGTCGTTCCAATAACTCTGCAGTTATCGTTCGTCACAAGATTGAAAAGGAAGTATTCTTAGAACTTTGGAAGAAGATTGAAATGAGTGGTTCTGGTGAACCTGGATTCTTCTTCACAAATGATGCAAATTGGGGATTGAATCCTTGTGCAGAAATCTCACTCCGTCCATTCCAGTTCTGTAACCTCACCACGATTAATGCCGGTGACATCAAGGACCAAGATGATTTCAACGCACGTGCGAAGGCAGCAGCATTCATTGGAACATTACAAGCAAGCTATACTAATTTTCACTATTTGAGAGATATATGGAAGAGAACAACGGAAAAGGAAGCACTCATCGGAGTGTCGATGACGGGTATCGCTTCGGGCACCGTCCTGAATTTAGATATGAAAGAAGCAGCCAACGTGGTGAAGGAAGAGAATGCACGTGTGGCGGAAATGATTGGGACAAACAAGGCTGCGAGAACCACCACTGTCAAGCCCGAAGGAACCTCATCTCTAGTATTAGGAACTTCCTCTGGCATTCACGCTTGGCATAATGATTTCTACATTCGTCGTATCCGTGTAGGTAAGAACGAAGGTATCTATCAATATCTTGCAGACAATCATCCAGAAATCGTGGAAGATGAATTTTTCAAGCCGAAGCAACAAGCAGTTATCTCTGTTCCACAAAAGGCACCAAAGGGTGCAATCACCAGACAAGAATCTGCACTTGACCTTCTTGGACGTACCAGTAAGGTATGGAAGGAATGGGTAAAGGCTGGTCATCGTAAGGGTGAGAACAAGAATAACGTATCCGTCACCGTCACCATCAAGCCAGACGAATGGGTTGGTGTTGGAGAATGGATGTGGGACAATCGTGAGAACTTCACCGCATTAAGTGTTCTGCCGTATAGTGACCACAGTTATATGCAAGCTCCATTCGAAGATATCACCGAAGAACAATACAAGGAAATGGTCGGTCACTTACATAAGATTGATTTGACCAAGGTGGTTGAAGTCGAAGACAATACCGACCTCGCAGGTGAAGTTGCTTGTGGCGGTGGTGGGTGTGAGGTGCAATAATGCAGGAACTGACGTTACGAGAATATGAAGAAAAGTTGGCATCCAAGGAGCCGTTCGTGGTAGATTTCTGGGCTCCTTGGTGCCCAACCTGCATCGAAATGTTACCTATGGTGGAAGAAGTGGCAAATGAATCCACTGTTCCATTCTATAAGGTAAATGTAGATGAACAACCAGAACTGAAAGAGAAGAATCGTATTAAGGCGATTCCGATGTTAATGTTCTATAAGGATGGACGGACGCGGGAATTCCTTTACGGAAAAAACGATAAGACAAAAATTGAGCAAAAGTTGAATCGTATCAAGTGAGGTTATTATGATAATTGAGTTGACACCAGAAAT